ACCTCTTTTTGGATAAGGCTCATCGAGTTCCTCGTACCCCCGGTGAAGAGGGACACGTTTGTGCTGGGTCCCAACACCCCTCCCCTTCCAGACGATGGCAAAGAGTACTGGATCAGTGACGTCCAGACCGATGGGCAGGGTGGGGCGAAATTGATACTGAGGATCGATCAACCGTGACCGCGCCTCCAGATGCCACGGTCGCTGAGATTCATGATCAGATCATCGCTCGCGTCGAGACGATCATGGTAGTGAATAGTGTCCAGATTTTCAAAACGATCCAGGACACCCCGATGGAGACCTATCAGGTCGATGAGCTTCCGGCCCTGGCGGTGTTCCTGATGGGGGAGGAGTTCGCGTCCGACGGCAACGCAGGCGAGCCGCATTTCCTGGCCACTGCTAAGTTCGGTATCCAGGCCATCGTATTGTCCTCCGATGTGGAGACGCAGAGGACCAAGATCATGAGCGCACTGACGTCCATAGACTCGGCGATCATGACCGATCCTCCCACGGCCATGCTGTACGAGCGAGTAGTGAATGTGAGGAGGATATTCAAGTACGAGAGGGTGGCCGAGACCCCGGTGGCTCAGCTCCAGGCCGAGTGGTCGATAGAGTACAGGCAACACTTTCCACCGTTCGTACCAGATGACTACCTGGTGCTCCACGTCGAGACCGTGTTCCCAGTTGGCGGCGACGCCAGTTCCGTGATCCAGGTGGAGGCCACCTGGGACATCCCGCAAAATTAGGAGGACCATCATGCCGAACGTCAAGCTGTTGCGAGAGGAACTTCGCAAGATACTCAAGCATCCCACCGGGGTCAGGTTCTCGGATAATCCCATGGGAACGTCCTGGCCTAATGATCAGTTCACTACGAGGAGGATCAGGGACGGGGACATAGCCGTAGTTGAAGATAAGTCACCCGGTGGTGAGCCCCCGGTGACGTGACCGGAACCTCGGGCGATTTGATCCATCAACTCTGTGAAGGAGGATAGTTAGATGCCCGTCGAGTTCAGTAATTTCCCAGCCAACTGGCGTCTGCCGTTGTTCTGGTTGGAGGTCGATCCGAGCATGGCCGGTCTTCCGACCAATTTGCAGCCGGCCCTCATCGTCGCTCAGATGTTCGTGGTTGCTCAGGGTTCTTCTAATGCTGGTACTGCCACCCCGGATATTCAGATCGCGGTGGGTACTCTCGCCGATGCCCAGTCGCTGTTCGGTATCGGTTCGATGGCGGAGAGGATGGTGGCGGCCTTCTTCGAGAACTCATTCGGTCAGCAATTGTGGGTCGTACCAGTGGTGGCACCCACGGCCGGTACAGCGGCCACTGGGACCTTGACCGTCGCCACGGCCCCGACCGACGCCGGTACTCTGTTCCTCTACGTGGCTGGTCAGTTGGTCGAGGTCGGCGTAGCTGCGAACGACACGGTGACTAGCGTGGCCGCTAACATCGCTACTGAGATCAATGAAATGGCGACCCTTCCGGTCACGGCCATGGCCGCTGCTGGCGCGATCACTCTCACCTGCAAGTGGAAAGGCTCCACTGGCAACGACATCTACATAACGTCCAATTACTATGGCTCGATCGGCGGGGAGACCTACCCGCTTGGACTGACCCTCACGTTCCCGATCAACAACTTGTTGGCCGGGGGCACGGCTGCCCCGTTGTTCACCAATGCCATATCAAATATCGGTGACCAGCAGTTCGACTACGTGGCCCTGCCGTTCACCGACTCGACCTCCCTGGCTGCGTGGGAGCTCGAGTACGGTTTTGGTGACACCGGGCGCTGGGGCTGGATGCGTCAGTTGTACGGGACGTTGTACTCGGCGTATCGAGCCACGTACTCGAACATGCTTACGTTCGGTTTAACCAGGAACTCAGGAATAACCTCGATCATGGGTATCGAGCCGGACGCCCCGACCCCGTTGTGGGAGTGGACCGCGGCCTATTGCTCAAAGGCGGCGCGAGCCTTCTTGAATGACCCGGCCAGGCCGCTGCAGACCCTCGAGTTGACCGGCGTTCTGCCCCCGAAGCCGCACCTGAGATTCATTAAGTCCGAGCTCAACGACTTTGCTCTGGGTGGCATAGCCACTCAGACCGCCAGTTCCGACGGACCTCCCATGATCTTGCGGGAGAGCACGACCTATCAGCTCAACAGGTACGGGGTCAGCGATGATGCCTATGAGCTGCTCACGACCATGGCTACCCTGACCAGGTTGTTTAGGAACATGAAGGCGGCGATTACTTCCAAGTATCCTCGTCACAAGCTGGCCGACGACGGCACCAGGTTCGGGGTCGGCCAGGCCATCGTAACTCCGATGATCATCAAGGCCGAGCTCATAGCGGAGTATCGTATCGATGAGTTCAACGGTTTGGTGGAGAACGCCACCGCCTTCAAGGCGAACCTGGTGGTTGAGAGGGACGATAATGATCCCAATCGAGTCAACGTGCTGTATCCACCGGACCTGATCAACCAGCTTCGTATCTTCGCTGTGCTGGCTCAGTTCAGGCTCCAGTATAATCGCGGGGTCGACGTAGCTATCGGAGCGTGATAGCGAGGCTCCTTTGATCCCTTGCTCGGGGCCACTATGTTGGCCCCTCCTTTGTTTTAGTTTCAACACATAGGAGAGATTCCGATGGCTAACAGAGTCGCTGGCGTGGCCTACCTGAAAGTAGATGGCACGCAGTACCCGCTACGAGGCAACTTCACGGTCTCGCCGACCACCGTGGTCCGTGCCGGTATCGCCGGTCAGGACTACATCCATGGCTACTCAGAGCTGCCCAGGGTCCCGTTCATCGAGGGCGACGTGACCCTGGACCCGGCCCTCGCCATGGAGGGGGTGGAGGCGATCACCAACTCGACCATTACCGCTGAGCTCGCCAATGGGAACGCGTACGTGTTGAGGGAGGCGTGGTGCATATCGGCGTTCGACTTGAACACCCACGACGGTCTGACTCGCATCAAGTTTGAGGGAGTCTCCTGCGACGAGATTCAGGCGTAGTTCTCTTGACTGGAAAGGGCGACTGAATGGCAGATGAAGCGAAGGAAAAACCAACACCCAAGATCATATTCACTATGAAACTAACGGAGCCTATAACGGCCCATGGGGAGAAGTTGACGGAACTAAATTTCAGGGAGCCCACCGCCAAGGACATCATACAGTACGGCTACCCGGTGATCCCTAGGTTCAATGCCGGTGAGTTCACCATCTCGTATAACGAGGAGAAGATGACGGCCATCATGTGCGGTCTCCTAGCCGTTCCCCCGTCCTCGATAGCTCAACTCAAGACCAGGGACTGGGCCACCGCCGCAGCTTGGCTAGCGACTTTTTTCGTGCCGGACATCGGATTGTTGCTGAGTCTGTGATCGTATTGAATTGCTATCGGCTCGCCAAGTTCTATGGCAGGAACCCTGATGAGTTCCTCGGCCTCCCGCTCTCTGAGATCGGTCATCACATGATGTGGACCGACAGGCTCATTGAGACGCTGACACCCCAGACATCCCCAGACGGAGATTAAATCCAGGTGGTCGACCTCCTCTCAATGACGGCGACGGTCATCGACAAGGCGTCGGGACCATTGTCGGCCATCCAGAAGGCACTGACCCAGCTCTCCAAGCAGGGGGCCAAGGACGTCAGGGAGTTGGGCGGCAACCTGGACCTCCTATCGAAGAACCTCACGGGGGTGGTGACCCCGGCTCTCCAGGCGTTCGGAATAACCAGCCTGTCGCTCACCGGTATCATCGGGGGCCTGGGCTACCAGCTCAGGAACTTTGCGCAGGACGCCGTTCACCTCAGAGCCGTCAGCCAAGAGACCAGGTTCTCGGTGGGAGAGCTCAACAGGTTTCAAGCGGTGATGACGGCGTTGAAGATGCCCGGGCAGGCCGAGGACGTGTTACGACCATTCTCGCAGACCATGCTGGAGATCAGTCAGCACACCCAGAAGGCCATAGGTCTCCAGCAGGAGTTCATGAGAGCCGGTCGCCTGGACGTGTATCAGGACATCGAGGACTCGCTGAAGAACGCCAAGAATTACGACCAGGCCCTCGAGAACACGCTCGATATTATCGCCAAGCTGTATAATCAGAGCCCCATCCTGGCTACTCGCATGGCCAACATGCTGGGCCTGAGCGCGGAGTTCGCCTCGAAGCAGAAGGAGGTCAGGGCTCTGTTGGGTCAGATATTCGAGCCAGATGAGTTGAAGGCGAAGGCCTTCAACGACAACATGATCAGGATGCAGGGCACATTCAATCGTCTCTATGTATCCATCGAGAACGCCCTGCTGCCGGCGTTCACCGAGTGGTCGGGGGCGTTCAATAAGTGGCTGGAGGAGAATCGCGGAGACATCACCAGCGGGGTGATCAAATTCTTCTGTGACCTCCACGATGCCATCCTCAAGGCCAAGACCATATGGGACGACTTCCACACCGACATGTCCACCAAGGACATCATCAAGAAGGACATACTCGTACCCCCACCACCGGATGCTCCGGAACCATGGATCGATTTGGGCGGGGAAATTTTTGGGGGTAAGTTTGCCCACCCGAAGGGTGGCTGGTTGGAGAGGGAGTTAGACCCATATCGTGACATGACCGATCCAGAAGGGATACGAAGAATCCAACCTCCCCAGCACGTGCCCGGCAGCGGGGGCTTCTTTGATCCTACTCGAGAGATCAAGGACTTCTCGTGGAAGGATTGGTTCAGCAAGTTGATCGATCCGAACAGCTTGATAGGTGGCGCCTTGCAGGGAGGCGGCGGCTTTGTCAGTCCAGCACACGCTGACGAGTTGCCCGGTGGCCCAGGATCGGAGTGGAGAGACCCGAGCTTTCATGGTCGTCACTCACGATCGACTTGGGCCGGTGGCGGAGCATTTCGTTACGGAGGCGTGGCCGAGCAGGAGCTCAATGACCCAAAGACCGACCAGGATCAAAAGAGCATTTGGCGCAAGGCGTGGGACTACTTCTTTGGCTCCCCGGCGATGGACGTGTTGGACGAGAGGTCCGCCACCGCGGCCGCCAGCATCAGGTCTGGCAAGGGATTCAGTGACGCCTCGCTGGACAGGCTGAGGACCGGGGCGGCCACCGCCGGGGTCACGACCACTCCAGGCGGAAGCGCCTACACCGCCCCAACAGGTACGACTCCCACCGGGAGCAAGGCCGATATCGCCAGCCTGATCGCCTCGGACTGGGGTGCCTCTGGCATGAGCAAGCAGGGGATAGCCGGGCTGCTTCGTAACGTGAGCGAGGAGTCCGGCTTCAATCCCTCTTCTCGCGAGGCAGACCAACCTCACTTTGGTGGCGAGGCCCACTTCGCTCACGGGCTCTATCAGGAGGGTGGCTCGGAGTGGAACAACTACTCGGCGTGGTTGACCAAGAATCATCCCGGGGCGGATTGGCGCGACCCTCACCTGCAGAACGAGTTCACGATCTGGAACCTCCAGAACAGATACCCCGGCGTGTGGAACAGGATGCAGAACGCTCGTACCTCCAGTGAGGCCCACGACGCGTTCATGCAGGGGTATCTCAGGCCGGCAGCTGGTGCCGCCGCGTCTCGTCTGGGTGCCAGTGGTGACGCCTACTACCCAATGATAGATCGTGCTCTGAAGGCACAGACCGGGGCCCAGAAGGTGGAGGGCACCGGCTCGCTCACAGTGGATGTGCGAGCTCCTCGCGGCGCCTTCATAAAGGCGGCCGGCGGTGGCTTGTTCAAGAAGGTGAAGATGAACAGGTCCATGTCCATGGCCACGGCCCCCGATGACAGCGAGGCCGACCCGAGCAGCAGCGGCGGCGGGGGCGGTTGGTAGATGGCGCTCAAGCAGTACCCGTGGCGTCAACGCTTGCGACCGGCCTCGTTCCGAGGGGCCAGGTTCCATGTCGATGTCGACTCGATAGCTGGGGGAAGGAGGGTGGCTCAGCATGAGTATCCCAAGCGAAACCAGCCCTACAGCGAGGACATGGGTCGCAGGATGCGAAGGCACACGATCACTGGCTACGTGATCATGTCCCCGCAGAACCCGGACTACACCCAGGACCGTGACGCCCTTAAGACAGCCCTGGAGCAGGACGGCCCCGGGACTCTCGTACACCCATCTCTTGGTACGGAGAAGGTCATGGTCGATCAGTACTCCGTTACGGAGAACAGGGAGAAGGGGGGCATGGCCACTTTCGAGATGGTGTTCCTGGAGGCCGGAGCCCCCGGAGACATTCAGAGTGGCTCGGTGGACAATTCGACAATGGTTAGTCAAGGCGCGTCCTCGCTGGAGTCATCCTCCTCCAGCTCGCTCGATAATTCTATGGCGGGTGGGCCCGCATTCTCCTTCCTGCCTGGTGTGCAGCAGTGACCCCGGACGCGGTCAAGGAGACCTCCGCGATCGTCGTCAGGATGACGAACGCTCTGTCGTTCTATTTGCTCGGGGCCAGTGGCAAGGTGGTCCTGGACGCTCGTAACGCCATAGGAGACCTCAGGGCCAATGCCTCGAGCTACATAATCAATGCCTCGTTGTCAGCCCCATTGTTGAAGTGCTTCTCCACCTGCATGAGTGACGGGGTAACGTTCGCTCAGTTCAGCTCGGTGCTGACCTCGATCCAGAACGAGCAACCGGTGTCCTTGGCCGCGGTGGCAGCGGTTCAGGCCGGTCAGAGGTTCTGCGTGTCCCAGATGGGTCGTATCCTAGTTACTATGACGTTCGTCAGCAGGGATGACGCTGACGCTGCCATGGCTCTCATGGACACGATCCTCGCTCCGCTGGAGGAGGACGCCGCTGACGAGCACGATTCGGCCAGCTATCAGGCCCTCATAACTTTTCATGCCTCGGTGACCAGGTACATGGCGACCGAGGCCATGCTGCTCCCCAGGGTCCTGACTGTCTCCTTTGTCGACTCAGGCCCGACCCTGTGGCTGGCCCAGCGCATCTATCAGGACGGTAGCAGGGCGGACGAGATACTGATGGAGAACAAGATCGTTCACCCGTTGTTCTGTCCTCGAGACATTCGCTGCTTGTCGAGCTAGAACGTGTCGTTCCCGTCATACGAGGTATGTGAGCTCAAGGTGGATGGTCGTACCTTCACCGACTGGCAGACGATCATGCTGAAGATAGACCTAGGCACACTGCCGTCTGAGTTCATGGTCAGTACGAGTGAGGCATCTCCCTCGGCCAACATGATCCAGTCCATGCAGATTAAGCCGGGAGATCGTGTCGAGATCACCCTGGGTGGTCAGTTGGCTCTTACTGGGTTCGTCAATGTTCGTCAGGCCGTGATGGATTCGAAGAGGCACGGCGTCCAGATACAGGGCAGGGGGTTGATCCAGGACTTCGTGGATAGTTCGATAGACACGAGTCAGATACAAAACCAGTTCAAGAACATGACCTGGGAGAATATCGTACGCAAGGCCCTGGCCCAGCACCCGCTCCAGATGAGTACGTATGGGTTCGGATCGGATCAGACCCAGCAGTTCGCTGACGTCATGGTGCAGCCGGGAGAGACCGGGTTCAATCTCGCTGACAGGTTAGGGAGGCTTCGCAAGATATACCTCGGAGAGGATGAGCGCGGCAACCTGATCGCTTTGACCGGTCCGATAGGAGCCGGGGGCTCGCTCGTCGAGGGTCAGAACATCAGGGAGATGAGGGTGAACATAGCCGACCTCACGCTGTTCCCTCGTACCGTGAGTTTGCTCGCTCACAATGCCACGGACGACACGTGGGGCAAGGCCGCCGCGGAGGTCAAGGCAGAACAGAGCACCGAGGGCGGCAGACAGAACCGGGTCTCCATAGGCCTGGCCCCGACCGGGAACGTGCAGGACGCCAAGAACCACGTGGCCTGGGAGGCGCAGTGGAACAATTCCGTGACGATCAATGCCCTGATCACTGTCTATGGTTGGCTGGTGAACGGGACCGACGGTGACCTCTGGAGACCGTACCGATGGGTCAAGGTCAAGAGCGCGGCGGCCATGCTCAATCAGGCGTTGTTTCTCAAGAGCGTGACTTATCTCCAGGACACCGTGGCTGGGACTCGTACCATACTGGAGTTGATCAGATGGCCGTATCAGGGCACGGTGTCACTCGATCCCAGCAATCAGGTGAGCACAACTCAGCCCGGGGACGCAGGGGGCTTGATGGCGCAGCCGCCGTTCTCCTTCTTACCGGGTGTCCAATGACAGTTCGCAGGACCCTCGCTGACGCCGCTCGTCGTACCTTGGTCAACTTGGCCAGGGGAGTCATCAAGAAAACCGATGACACGAAGATGCTCCAGCAGGTCGATCTCGAGCTCTTGGCCGATGAGAAGAAAACTGATGTCGAGAGATTTCAGCAGTACGGGATGACCGCGGTCGTCAAGCCCCCATCTCAGAGTCAGAGCAGTCAGGGGAGTCAGGGAGGAGAGGGAGGAGGCCAGAGTGGTAAGGCGGG